GAGGGTGTTGGAGTTGTTGGTTGCGGTTGTAGCCGCTTGATTTGCGACATTACTGCCCCTTGCCATAGTCGTGAGTCCCTTTAAAACTTAATGCAGAAGCTTGGCCAATTGCTAACCCAGCCGAACGCCTTTAGCCGTCGCGTGAACCGTGCCAGAATCGGCGGAATAAAGGCTTCTAGTGACGAATAGCCTTTCGCTTTGAGGTCCGGCGCCATCGCCCCGTGCAGCATTCTCACTGCCGCCAGCTTCGCCGCCGGGTGCTCAAACTCGCCGCAAAACAAATACGCCTGCAAGATACGCTCCGCTGCGGCCGCCATCAATGGTGTGCCGCTCTCGTCCACTACGACTTTCACCGCTTCCATGTGCGCCGAACGAAGATCGGGAAATTCGTATTCGAGACCGCTCTTGATGTGCATGTCCAAGAGAATCGGAATGTCGGAGTTTTGAAGGTTGCGGACTTGCATTAGAATTGAGGAATGGATGAGAAATTTCTGATTGGCGGTTCTGGTGGCTGGGACGCATCATTTCCGAGAATTAATCCCCAAATCATGAACGACGAGCCTTGCGCTGTTGTTGGCGGATACGACCTAGACGCTAACTGGTTGGCGGAACTCCCGAAGTTGACCGAAACGGAACGCCTCCAGGCCCACCGCGTTGCCCAGCAAGCCCTGTCCCGGACCCTTGTGACGGAAGAAATGATGGAGCAGGAATCGCCCCACCGCCCGTTACCGGAGTAGGCTGCACGCTGGTTCCAAAGTAAACGTGATTGTTCCCAGGACTAGCGCTGTACCCCGATGACACCCGAAAGTACCGCGTTGCGTTGCCCATGAAGCTATGCCAGTTTCGGCCATTCCCCATCGGGACAATCTGACTATCGGTGAAATGCGGGTTGTCCGCGTGCTCCAGCCAATAATTCACGCCCCGGTAAATCTGATTGTTGTCCCTGATCGACGCCACGAAATGCCCGTTGCTCGCCTGCACCGTTAGCCCGTTGACTGGAGGTGGTGCCGATGGCGTTCCGAGCGGGTTGCTATTCGTCTGTTGCGCGATCGTCTGGACTTGCTGATGCAGCGACGAGACGAGATCGTACATTTTCGATCCGAAGTTGGGGATGCCGGGAATCTTGAGCGTTCGGACCCAGGCTAGGTTTTCTGAAACTGGCATAAAGATTTAGGTAAAATAGGTCATGGCAAACAACCGGACAAATACGAGGCGCTGGGCTAAAGGTGAAAAGGGTGCCGTAGCTAAATCGTTCCGTATCATGGTGGATTTTAACCGCGATAATTTCGACAATGAAAGCATGGACAAGCTAAGCAAACTTTTCGGCTGGTCCAATCTTGGCGAGAAAAAGCCCAATGCTACCTCTGCGGTGCCCCTCGCACCTGCCACGGAGCCTTCTTCATCCAAACCACCATCCGAGACATAACGAAAGCGCCGGCCACCTTGAACGTGAAGCGATTGCCTTGCACGTTTACGCCCGTCCATTCCATATCGTTATTCGGACTCGCGATCAGTGGCCGCGTTCCCGTAATTGCCCAAGGATTGTTCAGGTTGTTCACATAAGGCGTGATCGTGAGCGTCCCGGTGCCTGAAATAGTCGCTGCCCAATACTCGGTCAACTTTCGACCGCTTCCAAGTTGAAAGGCTTGCTCCTCTTGGGCATCAACGAAGAAGTAGGGTATGTAATAAGAACCGATCAAGCCAAAATCGTCATCCGTGTTCGTGGTCGAATCCAGCCGATAAACAGCAAGGGACGATCCTCCGCCAAAGAAGATTGGCGTCAAGCCGTCACCGCGCCGCATCAGCGCCGCTCCATTCATCGGTCGATTCCACGGCGACCACTTGCGAGCGTTGTCCGACGCCACGCGCTTGCCGCTGAAATTGATTCGATATGGCGCTGCGTCCGCGATCTCATTCGCGCTTTGCAAATCGCGATAAGTTAGAGTGTAGATCCAATTCGGCGAAGTAGCGGAGCCAATCGGAAGACCGAAATACATCACACTGTTGACGGTATCGTTGAGCGCCCACGCCGTTTTCGCCGCCGCCAAATTGATCCCTTGGTATGTAGTCTGGTTCTGATCATTCCAATTCGGTTGAATTTCAGAAGCAATCCGCCACGGCGTGCCGCCGTCGAAAATCATGGGGTTCTGTGAAGAAATGTAGGAGAACCATTCAGGCCCTCCGCTCGCCGTCTGATCGTCCGCCTGTGACTTGGTGAGTCCAAAAGTTGACACCGCACCGCACATCGAAGCGACCTCGTTTACGCCCCAGCCGCTAGGCTCCGTGATGCCGTTGTCTGAAGTTTCATGTAGCCGCCCCGCTGGATCTTGCGTCAGGACATAGAGATTATCGCGCACCATGCCGAAGTCCATGACCTTGTGCGTATCGTTCTGCGGCCCAATCTTGCCCGTCACGCCGTCAATGCCTTCGGGGTTGTCGCTCGCATAGCTCGCGTACCAGATTTGATCCTGGTACGGATTGTCGGCGTAAATCAGACTCATTTCGTCCATCGTGAGCGTCACCGTTGACCCCGCCGACGAAGCGGTAGCGAAGATGGTCAGCATCAAGTCGGACGGGATGACCGATGGCGTCGGCAGACTGAAGGACGCCTCCAGGAATCCTCCCACCGTAGTCATTCCCGATCCGCTGACATTCGCTGCCGTACTGAATCCGGTAGCCACGCTCGACAGTGCCGCATGAAAGACTACGTTCGCCGGCGCGTTGACTGAAGTTTGAAACCAGGCCCGGAAATTGTAGGTTTGATTCGCGAGAATAATGGGGATGCCGTTGTAGTTGGCGTATGCCGGCTGTTGAAGCACGCCGTATGCCGCGCCATTGTTGATTACGGTAATCTGCCAATAAAACCCGGATAGATTGGAACGAAAGTTTTGCGTAATCCCGCCGCCAGGACCGATCCACGTCCAGCCCAAAGGAAGATTCGCGTTAACGCCGTCCCAGCCTCCATCAAACGACATGGCAAGTAGTCCCTGGACCGTGTTCCGCATTCCATACACGCCCAGCCGATTCGCGTAGAAATTGAAGCCGAGCGCCGAATCAATGACGATTTGCGCCGGCAGATTGTTGCCGGGTATGCTGATGCCGATGGCGTCGGCCAGCGTTGGGTCCGAGAAATCCATTACGATGCTCGTCGCCGCTGGATTGTAGATTTGTGTCGCCGTGGAAACGATTTGCCCATTCACTTGCGCGGGTACCGGAATGTAATAGAAATCCGAACCGCCAGAGAGCGTAAAGGCGATAATGCGCGAAGCGATCTCGGATTGACCGATGGGGATATTGGAAATCTGAAGATATTGCCCACCATTCGCGATGAAAGTAAAGGGCGGCGAAGTGCCAGTAATCGCGCCTTGATTTGAGACAAACAGGCAAACGGCGAGATGCTGCCCCGGCGCGGCTTGCCCGACTGGTGTAACTGTCCCGATTTGCGGAGTCGTGAACGTCGGCCCGTACTGCTTGTACGTGAAGCTGGTCGGAGTCGGCACGGTCTGAACGAAAAACGTCCCGTCCCAAGCAAACGAAACAACGCCTCCGGTCCAAGTGCCGTCAGAATAGGCTATCGGTACCTGAAACGTCGTCGGACTTGGCACGTTCTGTACTTGGTAGTAGTTCGGCGTGGCACTGTCGGGAATCGGCCAATTGAGCGTGACGGTACCACCCGCGCCAGTAGCGTTCGCGCTGACAAAGAAGAACGTGAAGGTAGTCGGATTGATGACTTGCGCTACTACCGTCGATGTATCGAATGAGGACGGCGTGACACCCGCAATGGTGATACTGGAGCCAGCCGCTACACCACTCGCCGTCGATGTGGTCACCGTCGCGATTTCGCCGTTCAGGACTATGCTGGTAATCGTGATGCTTGGTCCGGTAATGCCCGTCAAGGTGACATTGTTTTCAGGCAGCAATCCGTGAGGCGTCGAGGTCGTTACCGTCGCGATGCCCGAATTGTCCTCATTGTCGATAACGATGTTAACGATGCCGCCTCCGACCTGCGCCGCCGTCATCCCGGTAATTTGTGCCCGGTAGCCAACCTGTAACTGATGCGCGGTTGCGGTGTTGACCGTTACGATGTTATTGGCGCGACTCATCGAGATGCCGCTGCCGATTGTGGCAGTACCGCCAGTTCCGAACGTTGTGCCCGTTGGCGTTGAAGCCGAGAGAACAACTAAGTAGGAGAATGGCCCGCCGACTGGTCCGTAGATGGCCACCACGGGCGCATTCGTGACGTTCATCGGCGAACTAGAATTGCCGCTGACATCAATCAATGAACCGACATTCAGCGCTGTCGGAATCGACGGGCTGTAGAGGTTGATCTGGGTAAATCCGCCTACACCGCCGCCGAAGGGATCAGCTTCCGTAACCGTGAACGTCGGCGGTGCTCCGGTAGCCGACATGGAAACGGGCGGCAGAGCGAAGCTGGCGACCGATGGCGGAATGCCGGGAGCGTCCCGCGTGAACCGCGCCAGTTTTGAACCCGTCCACTGTAGCGCGACCTCCTGCCCGTGCAGGCCGTCCGAGATCGCAATGTACTCGTTCCCGAAAGCCGTGATGCTCTTTGCCGTCAGGTTCAGCCCGGTTTGGAAAATCTTCGTGATCGTGCCTGGGCTGCTGGTGAAGTCCTCTACCCAAAATTGTCCATCCGCCGTCAGGTAGAGATTCTGGATTTCCCCCGTTGGCGAAACGTAGGTTTTGCCATACGTCACTTGCGCCGGGAACGTAATCCCGACACTCTTGAACGCTGGCCGAATGGACACGTTGCCCGGACGAAACGCGACCTCGCGGCAATCGGGCGATACGCCGTTCGGCAAGTTCGTTGGGTCGGTTTCCGTGACCCAACCTCCGAACACGTCGATAACGACGGGTACGCCCCTATCTGGGTTGTTACTCATTTACAATAAGGGAATGGATGCTGCGCAACGAGTATACGGCATTTGGCGACACGTTCAAGACAATGACCCGTGGTTGAGTTTTCGAGAAGTCATCGACCTTTACATACAGCCGGACTTTTCCTATGGCCTAGATGAACGCCGGAAACTCGAAGCGGCCCCGGACAACTGCTCCGGTGACCCCAGCGGGATAAGCGCCAGCGGAGAGTTGGGTGTTCCCGGCGAATAGCTGAACGCCGCAATTCGCCTGAGTCGGCGCTGTCGCCGCCGTGCAGTACAGGTACGTGTACCCGCTGCCCGCCGTGCCAACCAAGGGCTGTTCGGTGATTGTCGCGAACGTCGGCAAGGATAGCGATTTGATCGCATCCGCGCCCATGCCGCCCTGAGTGGTGCCCGAAGTCTGGAAGTTTAGAGTGTCGCCGTTCGCGGGGTAAGAACCGCTGAAAACCAGCGTCCCGTAAATAACGATGGTGCTTTGGCTGCTACTGTCTACAGCGTCGATTTTGAGTGTGACTGCCATTGTGGTGAAACTCCTTTAGAATAGAAAGATGGAAAGCTTGACTGAACTCTTGGTTGCTGGGCGAATCTTGGAGCCAAAACTTAACGGGGGCAGCGCCGTACTGCGATTTTTCAAACCCAGCGGCGAACAAGATGGATTCTGTGTGGCGGAAATTATTGGACCGTCAGAATACGTTTATCGGAGATGGACCCCGCCTGATAATGTTGGCGAGAGATTGGGGGAGCCGTTTTTTTGGCAGGAATTCAAAACGAATTTGATTGCTCAGAAATTCTGATACCCGCCGCCGAATCCACCGTTGCCCCAGCCACCCGAATTCTGAGTGACGCTGAACGGTTGACGCCGTGAGTTGGTCCGCTGCTTCGCTTGGATATCGCGGTTCAGGATCTTGTCCGCTTCCGCTTCGCCCATCGAAATGAATCGCTGATAATCCGCATCGGCACGAGGGCCGACGAACTCAGCCGCGATGTAATTAGCGAACGCTTGCTGACAATCCATGATCGGCACTTGCAGTTGATACCAAAACTGGCCTGTTGATGGCGGCATCCCGACGTTCACGAAGTCAACCAAGTTCAGGTTGAACCGGATGCGGAGATCGGTAGTCGCCGTCGCCCCAGGCATCCAAAGCGAATCTTCGCGCCACTCCCAGCGGCAATTGAGCGTCTGCTTCCATCCCTCCGGTATCCCGTCAATGCAGTTCTGCATCGGTGGGCCGAATCCGTAAGGCTGTCCGCTGATCCGTTCGCGAACCCATAGCGGATTCTTGAAGTACGGCGGCAGCGCTGGTACGGCGAACTGATTGGAGCCGTCGAAATATCCGACCCAACTTAAATTCACCTGTACGGCTGGATCTTGTACGCTTGTCGGCGGTAGATCCTGAATGATTAACTCGCTGTGTAGCCGCGTCTGCGATTTGTCGCTCAGGTAGTTTTTGAGTTGCCGCCACGCATTGTTAACCGTGATCTGCGTAAACGGATACTCATACCTCAGCGTGTCGCCGTCAAGCGTCTGCATCGCATCATTGACCTTCACGCGGGCCGAAATGACGCAGCTATCTACCGTGTCGTAGGGGAGCGTCCCGATTGATGGGATAACTGGCATATAATTTAGCTATGACCCGATGGGGCTTAAGGTTTGCGAAGAGTCAGATGCTAGCTGACCTTGATCGGCCTTAGTCCGCCGTCTACGCCATTCAGCGCCGACTTGCAGTTGTGGCAGATCGTTGCCTTGGCGTTCGGGATGTTGACGAAGCACGCCCCGCACTGAACTTCTTTCGTCGGTGAGTATTCGCCCAGCCATTTGTCATCACTCGCCGAAAGCTTGAGACGCGTAGCGCCGTAGCGGTGAGCCTTGGTAATCGTCTGCCATGCGGTCGCCTGATTCTGTTGCCAAGCCAAACGAGCTTCAGAAACCAAGTCGGATGCCTTTTGATCGAGAGCGTCGTTCGCGGCCTTTAGTTCTGCGGATGTCGGCTTTTCGCCTTCCGCCAAGAAACAGCCCCATGCGATGAGCGATTGAACCGGAGATCGGCGCTGGCCAACGCCTAGCGTTTCAAGGGCGATCTTCTTACCGTCCCATTGATAGCTCGCCAGCGTGCCTTCCGCGACGATGTAGGTTTCAAACACGACCCCATCAAGGATGAGCGGCTTGGAATAAGGCTTGCCCTCATCGCACGCCGGAATTGTGAAGCTCCCCGTGGTGCCGTGTGAAACTGGCCACGCGAACGGCCCCACATTGTAAATGTAGTGCTGTTTTTGCTTCGCCATTTCCTGAACGAAATCGGGAATGTCGGGAGCGCGGAACTGTGATCTTTTCTGGTACTGCTCAAGTGCTGTTTTGATGTCTTGGTCTACTGCGCCTACTGGCATAAATTTTCTCCTTAGATAACAACTAGCGGTAATTCGCGCCCTTCGGCGCGTTCGGAGCCTCTGCCGACTCGCGATGAAAACATAGGACGCACTCCGAAGGCTGGCAACCTCTCGCGAAGCGTGCCTTCCATGATGGCGTCCTTCTCCTGCTCTTCTTTGTCGTACTGGGCGAGTAACGCGCCCTTGCGTTCAGCATCGGTATGTTCACGGCCCATCTGTTGCCACTGAATGAGCTTTTCGATGTTGAAATCAACGATGTCCTCGGGGGCAATGCTGATAATGATTTGGTAATCTCCGCGATCCGGGAACGGTCCCAGGAGAAGAAGCCCGGTAGCCGGATCGCGGTATTCCAAATCCCATTGCTCTTTTGAGAGGTTTGTGAACTCGGAAGGCGAAAGCCACTTTTCCAAGATCCAAGAATTGAGCGGTACCCGGTCATAGGTGACCGCCCAGTGATAACCTATCTCCCCAGTCACTCCGTCGATGCCGCCCAGCATGTTGCGCCGGGTGCGATTGAGGACGATCCGGTACATTGGATCGCCGTAAGAGTTTAGTCCATACTTCGCCATCGGATGCGAGTAGTGAACGAGTGAGGATTTTGGATCGTAGCCTGTGACTTGAATCATTTGTATTTTTCTAGGTAATTTATGGCCGCTATCATCCCTCAGCGCCCAAAGAACCCATGGGGCACGGTAACGTTAGGCAAATACCCACCACCGCGCGGCTGACCGCTGCCGAGTTGCTGCATGCTGACGATGTAACTCAGCATCGAAGACGCCAAGCCGCCATCAGCAGCATAAGCGGGGAAGGTCGATTGACCGCCAACTTCGTACTCGCCGATTTTCTTGGTAGCGACTCGGAACCAATGCTTTTTGACCAGCCAATCGAGACGGCCAGGGATGGCCTTTTCGTTGACCAGCAATGGATCGCCAGCGATGTTCTTCGATGGACTCCGCGCTAACATATCGGCGCTGTTGTCGCGAGAGATGCGTTCCACGTCGATACGCTGAACGGTGACGGCGTTGTTCTCCCAAGCCGCTTCCATGTCAACGCCACAGTGAACCATCATGCCACCCGTTTCGTACTCTTCGATACCGCGAGCCAGTTTGATTTGGCCTTGAAGAGCGCGAACCGCAGCCGGAACGAGAGCGCCGGTGTTGGCAACGGTCGGGGTAGAGAACTTGCCTGGGAACGATGAACGCGGAACGTTCATGTAAAGCCCGGTGTTGCCCGCCACCTGGTAAGAAAGCATTCCCTGAATGCCAGTGCCGGATTGACCGGCGCTGCCGGCCAGTAGAAGCAAATCGCCTGCCGTGGTGCCAGCCGGAAGTGGGCCGGTAGTCCAAAGCGTGTTCGTCGCGATGTCCACCGAAAGCACGGTGATGGTGCCTCGGAAAGTGCCGCCGAGCGCCGACCAGACATCAAGATCCTGGTTATCGTACGCGACGTTGGCGTTGGTGGTGACTACGATTGAATTGGTGCCGGTCGAACTGATGGCGGTGAGGGTATTGGAACCGTCACCCGTTGCGGCCAGTGCGTCCAGCAAAGAGGCGTACTGCTTTGTCGCGCCTTTCTGCATGTTCACCACGTAATTGTCGATGGCCTTCTCTTTCGAGTCGGTAGACCACTGCGACAACGCGCTCCACTGGAACGCCATGATGATGGGGATGCAGGTCAGGTAGCCTGGTGCTTCTGTGGGACCTGAACCAAGGCCGAGAGGTCCACCGTCGAATGAGCCAGTGCGGCCCTTGCCGCCAAGCAAGGCATAGAACGGAATGCGGGCGGGACGGTTGGAAACGGCGTCTTCGGGAGTCTTGTCGTCAAACTGAGACCACAACCGGGACGCTACATAAGTGAGATCCTCAAGAGTATCGCGAAGAAATTCGCGCTGAGAGGCGATATTTTGGGAGACTGTTGCTCCTGCCATAAGATGAACTCCTAAATTGAATTTGGGTGCTCATCGCCATGTCAGTAATCTCGGTTTATAGGCTTCCCGCTGCCCGGTACTGAGTGCGAAGTGCTGCTTGAACTGCTGCTGAATTAGAACGTTGTGGCTATCGGTTTATAGGCTTCCCGCTGCCCGTCCGCAATGCTCTAAGGTTTATCGAAAATTCGTTCTTCCGCATAACGATTTACGCCGTCTTCGGCTACGCTTGTGCGATATTTTGAGCCGTCGTCAAGAATGACCCAATCCGGGCCTGATTCGACAATTTTTATTTCCCGTGGACCGCTGCCCTGTCCAAGTTGTTCGCCATCCATCAATGAACGACACCGCCGAAGTGGGACATTTTTGGCCAAAAGTCTCATTTATTGAATCCCAAAGCCCTCGCCGTATTCTACGACAAGGCCGTTAGCCATGAGCGCAATACTACCGCGCTTCATGTATGGATTCTTGACAATGGGAAGGCCCGCAATCGTCCATTCTTTGCGATGGTTGTCGGATGCGGACATTTCTTTTATTGGCATCGCGCCATTGATCCACGACTGCATGGCTTCCCTGGAAATCTGCCAATCCGTAGCCTCGATGCCTAGAAGCTTTGCCCTTGAGTGCATCGTTCTTACTGTTTGGGGCGTCAATTCCATGATGTTCTAGGTAAAAAATTCGAGGGTTCTCCATCCACCCTCAAGGCTCGGTCGTGACCGTTTCTGATCCACCGAGGTTGCTAGAGGCTTCTGGCCCCACGGCAAACACTGTTTGCTAAATCAAGATCGTTTGACGCCAAGTTGCCCGCTGCCCGATCACGACGTTTGAAGTGTTGGATAACATGAGCTGCTGCACATATAAATTGCCCGTGCGTTGGCAGCTTTTCGTCATCCGAAGTTCGGTTGTGTAATTCCAGACGCGCCCAGTTGTAGCCCATTCTTTCGCATATCAACCGGGCAATAATTTGTTTCTCCGTCATGGGCTACTGCCAATATACAAGCTTTCCTTCGGAGGTGTACGCCTTCTTGGAGATAATCATGTCCTGCGCCGTGGTTTGGTGCTGCTGCGCGTAAAGCTGAGTTCGCTGATAGTCGATGTTTTTGGGCCGCGCACTTACGAACGTCGCGCCCGGTACGGCTGGCGGTTGCCCCGGCTTCGGTTGGCCGTTCGTGGCCGTTACTCCCGGCTTCGGCCCAGGTTTCGCGCCGTGGTTTACCACTTTCACGGCCCGATCAAGGGCATCCGGCATGTATTTGGAGAAGGCATTCCGCGCCACGCGCAAGAATCCGTCTTTGTCGTTGTTCGCCTTATGCGCGGCGATCTGTTTAGCGTAATTCGGGTCGCCCTGAAGCGCTTTGGTCAGGTTAGTGCTGAAAAGCGTGTTTACCGCATCGCGTTGCTGTTCGGAAAGCGTGCGTCCCGCCGTGAGCTTCCTCAATTCAGACTCAAACGCCGTAGTTCTCTCGGAAACTACCGCCGAATTCCATTCCTGCGTGCGGAGCGCCTCTTCGCGTTGCCGGAAGTTCGCCTCCATCTCGCTATTGCTGTTTTTTCCGTTCTGTGTAGCGGGTGCAGGCGGTGCAGGTTGCTTTTTGGCCGTTTCTCCGACCAAATTCATGAACTTCTGGATGTGATTGAACGCCGAGATGATCCCCTCGTTATCCTTGGGGAGCAAATCGCCCAAGCGCATCATCATGAGCGGTATCTGATACTCGTTAAGCCAGCCTACCGTCTCGCGGGCGAAGGTTGAAACATACAGTCCTGGCGATATCTCCGCGATCTTACTGATGAGCGAAGGCGCGAGACGTGCAAACGCTTCTTTGCCTACCTCTTCCTTCGTCAGTTCGTCGATAAATCGCGGGATCGCCGTTGGTATAGAGATCGTCAATCCGCGAAAACTCCTGCGAATTGTGGCGCAGATCCTTGATGCCGGTTTCGCCGCCCAATTCCTCGAACTGCTGGCGCAGCGTCTCGTATTCCTTTGGCCCGTTCGGTAGAACATCGTCATATTTCGCCTTGTCGAAGGCCAGTTGGCGAATGGCTGAAGCGAGCGCCGGGTTCGTTTTCTTGAGTTCGCTGAGGTGTTTGCTGACCTCCGGGGAAAACTTATTCCGTTGCTCGAAAATCTTGATCTGTTTCGCGGTTTTCGCCGCTGCCGATTCTGGATCCGTGTTCGTTTCCTGATCGGTCTGAACTTCCGGCGTTTCGGCTGTGGAAAGATCAGGTTCGGTGCTTGTTTCTAGTCCGGCATCAACCGGAGCGTCTAAAATTGCTGTGTCTTCCATGTTTTCGATGTTCTCCTTACATCGTTGGTTGATTTGCTGGCGGTTGCGGGCCGTTCGCATTCGGTTGTGAATGCGGTTGACCTTGACCACTGGGCGGTAACTGTTTCTTCGGAGGCGGTGCAGCGGCTACTGGCGGGGCCGGCGCTAGCGGTGCGAGCATAGCCTGCAATTGCGCCTGCATTTTCAAATGCTCCATCGCGTGCAAGCGCACGTTTTGGACACCAGCCGCATTGCCTTGCAGGAACTTCTCGGAAGGCTGCATCTGCTTGGCTACTTCTTCGCTCGATAGCCACTCGCGGCAAACTTCAAATTCATACTGGTGGAAATCCAATAGCTGAACGGCAACGCTCGAAGTCGTGAGCGCCTGTACGATTTGCTGCTCATTCGGCGGCGGCGGCGCTTGTGGTGGGACTGGCGGCGGTTGTGCCCCTGTTTCACGTGAAACCAACGTCCCAGCGGCGTGTTGCGTCTGTGCGGCAATCGCTTGCTGGTATTGCTGCGTGGCCTGCTGCATCACCATCTGAACTTCTTCAGGTTGCGGGGGTATCGGTGCACCGTTGAGAAGCTCTTCGATTTCGCGGCTCTGTTTGTCCCGCGCTTCGATTTGTGGGAGTTCGAGATCGGGAACGCCCATCCGCTCCGCTGCCAATTGCCAGTTCGCAGGGCTTTCCATGATCTGCGCTCCTAATGGCGATTGCAGTGCGAGAGTAATGAAGCTCTGGAAGCTTGACCGCTTCGCCGCTGTCGATTCTGGAAACCCAGCGTCCGCATCGGCGGTAACGCGGAATCTGCTTTTCGTGATGGCGGAAAGGTCCAGCGTCTCCGTACCGTTGTCGGTGTCTATCGTCAGGTCTTCTTCGGTGTAATCTGGATTCTTTGCCGCCAGAACCGCCGCCTGCTTGTAGATAACGATCCACATGGCCTGTTGACTGCCCCAGATGATGCCAAGCTGCCCCAACGCCGTCCCGCGCTGTTGGGCGATACCAGAAGCCGTCTTGTTGTCCGCGCTATCGCCGCCAAATAGGCTAGGGAGGGTCCCCAGGATGAACTGCAATAATGCGCCCGATTCCCACTCCATGTTCTCCATGAGCGTCGGCGGAATGGTAAGCGGCTGCTCCTGAAAGAACGAGTTTGAAGCGGGTTCGCCCTTCGCTTTCTCCTTCAGTAGCCGGATCGCCCCTGGCTCACTAATCTGCTTTGTGATCGCATCATATTCGACCTCGCTAGCGTGAACCCAAACAGAGGGCCAGCAGTATTCTTTCACTTGCGCGATAGCGTTCATGTCGCGGTTGAAGTCTTCCTGGATAGGCACGGCAGGCGTCATAAACGCCATGCGCGACATGCCATCGCCGGGATACGGGAATCCTACCGCCAGAACGTCATCAGGGCATTCCTCCCACGATTCGGCGTAATTGTCACCCACGAAAACGACGTGAGCGCCGGTCGGGAAGAGTTGCTGAAGCTGGTCGCGGCAATCTTCGCACTTTGGATCAAACCAGCATTCGGGCCGTAGAAACACGTGCATCCGGGTAACGAGATGCGAGACGGCCTCACCGATCTGAACGTTATTCCTGCCGCCTTGCATGACACCGAGACGTGCGTATCTAGCGTAGGTTGTTTCGCCAAGTCCCGGTTGCCCGTTTTCGAGTTTCCCTTCGTCGGCAAGCCACTGATACTCTTTCCGCGCCGTATTGATGTCTGGATCTTGAAATATGATGAAGTAGTTGCACTCGCCGACGCCTTTGGCGTACGTTGAGCATTTCGATTCAAGGATGCCGCCGAAGGTTGTCAGTTCGCGACGATTCGGTTCGCCTGTCTTCGGATTCGTGCCCCAGAGCGCCGCATTCCCTTCGGTGCGCGTCCATGCCCAGCAGCGTCCGCTTAAGCCCATCATGCGGCCCATCTGCATCTGCGCGGTTTTCGTATCGTTGTGGCGCTTGTAGATTTCGCGGTACTTCTCTGCCGTTTCCTTTGCCTGTACGTCCTGCGATCTGGCCTTATTGTTTGCCTCGAAAACGACCTGCGGATCGGCTTGCGTCAACGCGGCCAATAGGATGCGCTCGGACGGCTCGAAAATGTTGTAATCCCTAACGTTCGTCGCGCATTGGTAGCTTTGGCCACCGCCCAGCGTAATCAGTGCTCCGCTCGTCGCTTGCTGAAAGAATCCGGTTGATGGATTCTGGAAAACGTGCTGAACTCCGCTCTCGAAGAGGCGGTGCAGCCGATCCTGCCAAATATCCTTCCGCCACTCGAATTTCTCCTGACCCATGAATTGAGTAGTGAGATCCTTCAAGCATTGTTGGATATCGTCAGGCAGGTCACGGTTGTTTTTGCCGTATTGCCCTTGCGAATCGTCGGGATGTTCCGGGTTATCCTGCTGGTCGGCAGGATTAGCTAGGAGAGAGGTCATCGCAATTGGCCTATGGGCTTAATAACGTGCGCCCAATACTTAGGAATTTCAGCAATGTCAGCTAAGACTCCGTGCAGTGGCCGCCCATCGGTATCCCACGCTTCGCGAATGTTAGTCCAGACGGAATGGGTCCAGTTGTTTTTGCAATACAATTGAATCTCAGCCTTACCGCGATTCCACGAATGGCCGCGATCCTCTTGGGAAATTTCAGACAGGATGCGCCCTGAAATAAAGCATGTCATTTAATAGGTAGAATTGAAGAATGAACGAACCTGAAGTACGGCTATGTTTTTACTGTGGAAGGCAGCGCACGACATTTGGCATGGATCACCATCCACAGTGTCAGCTTTTTGACGAGAAAGACTCAGCGCGAATCAGAGAAGAATTCACGCAGTTCATGGCAGAGCGGTTACTGGATATTACTGAGCCATGCGGCGGATTATCGTTTATTGAATGACCTGCTTCATCTTCGGCTGCTTGTCGATGGCTTCCAGTAGCTTCTCGCCGAACTCCGTATGGGCCTTGATCTTGTCGGCCTGAAGCGTGGCTTCGAACGCCTTAGCGAATAGCGAACAGCAGAACCGCGCACATCCGCGCTGATTGGTTTCGCGGCAGTACGGACAATGCAACTCATCTGTTTCACCATGCCACATTGCGCCCATTTGGTGCTGAACATAGAGAAGCGCATCTTCCGGGGTGAAGGCGGATTTATCGGGCTTGGCTTTTATTGTGCTCATCGCGTATTTGCGCCATCTCGGCCTTCCATTTGTCAAAATACTCCATGTGCTTATAAATGGCGTCGTAGATCGACCGATCTTTCGCGCCATCACCGAGGACTCCAGCCTCACGCAATTCGGCCATTATCACGTTGACGCATGGATGGTTAAGGTCCATTCTGGATATTGAATCAGTTGTGTTCATGGTCTTCCTAGAAACTTCCAGCAATCGCATATTTTTTCAATAGCCTGTTTCCATGTTGCCAAGTACGCTACGTCGAACCCACCTCCATACGTTGACGGCCATGCGACTATCCAGTGCCCGCGCTTCCCCTTGTAGACCTTCGGCTTAATCATCGACTCCCCAGCGCTCCCTTCTTTTTCGGCGCGACCTTTCCCGGCAACGCCTTTTGATCGGTAGCGCTCTGCCATTCGGCCACTTTCGCCTTGCCACCCAATGCGCGTACTCCGGCTGCAGAATGTCCCCACCGCTCTTGCTGGACGCTACGAAACGGCATATTAACGGCTCCCTAGCGCCTTACGCGCCTTGCTGCGAACCTCGGCCTCTTCCGCTGGAGTGATGTTGCCAGCGTGTTCAGAGCGAGGAGCCAACTGCAAAGCCTTCTCGTCGTGGATCTTGTCGGTTAAGGGGAAGCGTCTCCCCGGTAAAGCGAATGCCTTACCGGGAAGTTTGTTACGCTGCGCTGCTTTGAGTACGCCCATAAGCCTAGAACCCAGTGAACAAATGATACTTCAACTTCACGATGAGCGAACCGCCGCCAGTGGTGAAATCGGCGGTAGCCGCGTCGAGCGTGATTGCCTTGTTGAGGATGTTGCTCGAAAGCGTGGACGCCATCGCGCCAGCCACGGTAATCATCTGATTCGCGGTAGGCGAAGTCAGGAAGGTAGCCGCTACGGTTGCCGTCGCCGGATACGTCACGCTGTTCGTACCGTACGACGCCTGAATCGCACCGCCAGCCGCAAATGCCGCCGTGAGGTAGACGTTTTCAAGGGTCATGCTGTCGATGATCCACGCATTACCCGCGCCCGGAGCCGGCAGCAACGTGGTACCGACACTGAACAGAGTCTTGACTGCCGCATTCGCGATATTGACCGTAATGGATTGCGAAGTTCCGCCGCCAGCGCGGTTATCGAGAATTGTAACCGAACCATTAGCTGGGAGGGTAGCCGCTGCGATCATCGCATTGGTACCGCCCATAGCCGCCCATTTGGCATCAACCACCACGATGCCGCCGCCCAGACCGTTGGCGAAATTGATGGCTTCCTGTAGCCCGAGAGTGGCCGTCGTGATTAAATCGCCGCCGCCATGCGCGTAAGTAAACCCGGTTGAGTAGGTGACCGTGCAGGACGGGCTGCTGTAGCTCACCGAGGAGGGGGTAAAGGTTTCCGAGTTAGCGCCAGTGCCAATAGTGACCGGTGCGGTTGTGGCTAGCGGTGAATTGACCAGAATCGCGTCGTCAGTGGTGAAGTACGCATTGGGGACGATTACGGTCGTTCCACCTATGGGCGTTTGCGTGTTTTGTTGCACGTACAACGCGGAAGCATTCGGGATGACGCCATAAGCAAAATTGTATGCTCGGAACATCCCCGCAAAGAAAGACTGTGACATTTGATTTAGCTCCTAATTGAATTTGGGGCAGTTCCGCCCGATTGAAAAATTGTTATAGTCCCGCCAGCATGTGACCGTGAGACGGCATCGGTACTTCCTGCTCATCGCCGTCGTGATCGTTCTCGCCCTCATCGTGCATCATGATGTGATCGGCCAATTCCGAATGGCCATGCTTTTCGGCCATGTGCGCGAGCGCTTCTTTCGCGCTGCCGTGTTGTGCTGAGTCGCCGTCGCTTGAATCGGTCGAATGCGAGCCGTCCTCGTGCGAGGTCCAAGTACTAGACATCTCGCCTTTCGGATCTTCGCCTTCGTGGCCCTTTTCGAGCTTGTCCATCTTCGGATCCATCGGCTTCGACATGGGCTTTGACCCCATCGCGCTCATCTTGTCGGCGTGCGCGGCGCGTTGCGGGTTCATCATGTATTTTCCGTCGAGTGTGTGCGCCATTATTTGATTCTCCTTTTTTCTGAGGTGGCTTCGATAATCGGCGCGGGAAGTTCTACCGCTTCGAGTTCCACCGCTTGCCGTTCGGCCATGATTCTTTTGAGTTCGTTCGGGTGAAGCGTGATTTCGTTGAAGTCGGTCGCAATCACGGCGGGTGGCGATTTCAAGAATTCTGCCACGGTCGGAGGCCGCTTGTCGGCATCAGGCCCGCGCCTTTGGTTAGTTTCCACTCTGTTGCCTTTGTTCGGCCATCGCGTTCATGTCTTGCTGGAACGCCTGCCAGTTGGTGTAGCGTTTAACTTCCGGCTCTGAATCCGCATTTCGTTTCGCGGCATTGAGCAAAATGATGTCGTTCTGAAGTTGAAAGCACTTGAAATGAAGCGCCTTGTTTTCTTCGATGAGCGTGGCGTTTGCGGTCGCAATCGCGGCGGCATATGCGGTGAATCCCATAAAATCGGCTAGCCATTTACGCATGAATTGTCCCTAAGTTCTCGCACTCTCTATCCATCAAGATGGCTACGTTTCCCGTAAGCGCCTCGTCAACTTCGGCACTCAGTCCCGCAAGAATGTAAATCTGTTTCGGAACTGGCCCAACGTTGCTATATTGGCTTTCTCGCGGGATGTGCGTCTTTTCGACTTCTTCCCAGAATGCCCTGCTGGTCATCCAATGCGTCGGTTCATCGCCGTCGTCAAGAGACGCCAGTAGCGCCTTTGCGTTGCGCTGGTAAACGGCCTCCATTAGAATAAGCTCACCCTCCTGGAGATTCTGTGTCTGCCGGATTCCGCCTCCTGGAAAACGCGCATCGCCATAATCTTGCCGTTGATATCGCCGGGTACTTTATCCCAAAGTTCCTTGGCGCGTACGTCCAAAGGTGCCTTGGTTCGCGGCTTAATCATTGACTTGATTCCATAGCGAGCACCTTCAAATGAATCAGCTTCGATGCGTGCGCCGCCCTTGTCGGTCTTCAAAACATCGTCTAAATCTTTGGGGTCGCTCATCGCGAGAGGGATTGCGTTCAACAGTTCAGGACATTCCGCGCCAATGAACCAACACGTGTCGGCATTCTCGGCATGTCTCTTCGTTTCCAGCAAAAGATCGTACATTAAACCAGCGCCACCCTTGCGATCCGTGTCCGCCCTTTCTGCTTCCGGCATTCCGACCGATTTTAATTGTTCGCTGATTTGATCCGCTGTTGTGTGATCGCTGTCCCGTTCCCCGAAGGCATCGGGGCTGAGGAAGTAGTTTGCGATGCGCTTGCGTTCATCGGCAGGGGTAGCCGCTATGAGTGCGCGACCAAGTTCCGGGCTGGACATTTCACTGAAAATCTTCTCGCGAAACGTTATCACTGCCTCGAATGGTTTCTCGACTGCCCAATTCAGGACGGCTTTGGCCTTCTCCGGGGATACCACCGTTTTACCGTGCCAGTAGTTAGCGCAAAAGTGCTTCTTGCCCCAGTCCGTTGACATCCACAACTTATCCCACGGATTCAGCAGTTGTTCGATCTGCCGCGAAGTGAGTAGCGTAGACGTTCGATCAAAAACGCGGCCAAAGTACGCGCCCTCCAGCGAATCCCATGAACCCAGCCAATCGCGATTTCTGAGAGGATCATCGAGTGAGTTGAGCGTCTTTCCCCACGAAGAGCGAGTGGCACAGTACCGCATCCTCTCCTCGTCGGACCAGGAATAATAATCCGTGTAGTCAAGCCCATCGGCGGATAGAGCGGCCTCGCTCCAGGTGACGTTATCCCAAGGGAAGACGTGAATGAATTTGTAGTTGTCGGCTGAATCGTTTGGGCCGTATTCTTTGTCGTGGAAAATCTTACGTAGAAATTGAATCCCCGCGCCGCCCATGTTGTGCGAGAGCAGCATTTTGCCAAGGCCGACACGGGCCGCGTTCTTCATTTCGCGAATCTCGTGCTCCATGAACTGCTCGGCTTGGTCGATGGCGATTACGTGATAGTTGCCTGATCGGAAGCGGCGCTCTACTTCGGTTTCGCCGAAACGATTGGTGCCTGATTCCGCGTACGAGAAGTCAATCTGCGAATTCTTGATCTTGATGTACTTGTCGCTCTTGTGAAGCTGGTCGGCCAGTTGCGGGAAGTTCCGCATCATTTCTTCGATATGGAACTTACGAATCTGATCGTAGTTCCGCATTACAATACAGCCGAGAAAGTTCGGTATCTCGATGGCCAGCATGAGCATGATGGCGTCGATTAGAAATGATTTAGCGCATCCACGGCCCCCGCCGATACCGATGTAGTCGGCAGCGGAGAACTTCAGCAAATCTAAAGCCTGCCCCTGTTTAGGTTGCAGTCTTATTTTGATCGGGTCGGGCAATGACTTCTATTCTTTCGACGATCAATTTGAGAGGGCCGCCGTTCTCGCCTACGTGCTCTTGCTGGATTTTGTCGGAGTAGCGCTTGTCCCGCTTGGCTAGTTCCCAGCGGATCTGGCTTACCGCTAGTTCTGATCTCTTCACATTGTCGAAGCGAACCGTTTGGACCACCTTATCGTCACCGTCCAGGGTAACCGTGTCCGATAGAAATACTTCGCTAGCCGCTTGTCTCGCCATTTGCGCGAGAACATCGTTTCCGTCTTGAATGGAGAGCGCTACTTTTTTATCGAATTCCGCATCTTTGACGCGCCAGTTGCGAATGGTTGCAGTGCATGGCATTCCAATCGTATTGCCAACCTGGGAAAGCGATTCTCCGCTGGCGAGCCGTTCGCAAATCTGTTCCTCTAGCTCCCCCGTGTGTTCGGGCATCCCATACTTCACGCCGGGTTGCTTCTTTTCGCCGGGAGAATCAGCGCGAAAGACGCCGCGAGTCGGGGGAGGGCCTTTGCCCGGTGCATAATTGCCAAAGCCAGCCATTTGTTAAGCGTGAACGATTGCGGTACAGCCAGTGCCACTGCCTGAGCCGATCTGAAAGAGATAGAACGCCGAAGATCCCGCATCCGTATAGGCTTGCGGAACAGAGGATGCGGTGAAAACTAGCGAAGTAACCTGATAATAGTTAGCCACAACGCCGTCAGTCATGCAGCCCATGACGTTGACGGTGCAAGTTGCCGGACTGGCGAACCCAACGCTAAATGTCCAATTCTTAGTCCCCGCTGCCGGGTGAAACGTCCGCGCTACCGCGATGCTGCTTTCCCCGTTCGTGACGTTCTCCGCGTTGAATAGCGCCTTTTCGTCGCCCGCGTACAGTGCGACCGTTTGACCTGCTGAATATGCTGGCATTTTTACTTACCTTTTCTCAAGTTCCCGTATACGGCGAAAGTCGCCGTGCATCCGAATGGGTCTAAGTTGGATGCGCGAATGAATCGGTAACTGTGGGTTTTCGGCCCAACCGCTTCCACGTAATAGGGCACAGCCGATTTGCCCTCGATCCTGTAAGCGATAACCTTGGACGTTAATCCACCGTGGCTGTCGTAATACGGGAATAGGGTTTGACCGCCAACGCTATACAGCGGCTCATCGTGGAGTTTCTCCGCTGGCACGATGAAAGAATCGGCGAGGATTGGCAGCGAAACAAGCGAGATGCCCGTAATCGCCGTGGCGAATGTTCCTAAAAATAATCTTCGATTCATAATGTCATCCCGTCACCTTCAGCCGTCTATCGTCACTATTGTTCACCTGCAACCGGATCAGATGCGCCATGATAATGCAGCCATCCGAAGAAAAGCCAACGTGCCGGGGATTATCGCCGTGCATGTAGAATCCCGATCTGCCAAACATCTCGTTATCCTGGTCGGGAATCAGCGCCATGATGTCAGGGCCGAGACTAGGCGAATCGAACATTGCGCCAATGGTGTAGAAGCCTTGCGGAAGTGGCCCGACGTTGTGAATCGCTTGCGCTGTCGGGTCATTGACGTGAGGCGGATGACCAGCGTATCCTTTTGCGACATACACGCCATCTTGGTTAAGAGTGCCTAATCTCTGCGAGTAGTACCACATCTACAGATTCTTGATACGTTCCAGCACATCGGCGGACGTGTGCTTATCCCATTCAGGAGCGCGTTCTAGCGTTTCGGCAAACCCGGTTTCTTCCCAACGAGATAGTGGCAAGTGGTAAGTCATCTGTTCTCCTGGCATACGTCCCATTCCAATAACGAACCAACCGTCAATGCTTGATCCATCTGAATGCAGAACGGCCCGCCATGTAGGATTCTCGTCCGGCACGGGGCCGGTAGCTGCGTGCAAAGCGCTCAGTCGGCAGAGGGCTATCCAAAGCGTTATCCGATGGTCGTACAGTTCATCGAATGTGTGGTAGCCGTCCGATATCTTCCCTGTGTCCATTGTCATCTTCCCTGTGTCCATTGTCTAATTGTATTCTGGCGGCTCCGTAGGCCCATGTTCCAACATTAACGTGTGTGACCTGGAAATCCGCCAGAAATGTCTTACCTTCATTGGTATTTTGTCAACAAGTCTACCGATACCCTACCTGCGAAAAGTGCGCCGCGTTGCTGATCTGCGACGTGATCGAGTCTACCTGTGAAGCGATACGGTCCATACGCTGATCGTGCTGATACAGACGATAAGCGATCATCGCAAGGCTGACCAGCGTCACGATGAGCAGCGTGCGATCTGAGGCTTTCATGGGTTAAAATGAGGCATGTCCACACCAGGATATCCACAGACTGCCGCATATTGGCGAGACAGAGACAGCCGCATTCGCAATAAACTATCCAAGCAGGAAATCTGTTGGCTTTGTCGGAACCCCATCACGTTAGGTTTCGGGACCGCGCCGCTTTCTCGAACAAAAGACCATGTTATTCCGCGAGCTAAAAACAGAATCCCATTGGGCCTTGAGAACTTTGAATCCGCAGAGGGT